TCCCATTGCTTAACTTCTCCTGATACGATTGCAGTAAACGTTGGGGGAGTTTTGTAGTGTTTACACTCAATTGAGAATTTGAAATTAACTGGACACAACAAATCTCCAAAATTGGCATGATCCGTGTCATGTGTATCCGTACGAGTTTTATTGCCGCCGCCAAAAAACGCACCACTATCTGGATTTCTCCGAAAAGATGTTGAGATTCCAGTTAACGCCGCAAATCGAGCGGAAAACATTGTAGAAATCTTTCGTTCGAACGTAGATCCTTTATTTTTCGAGTTTATACTCATTTCTCGTAGCTCCAGTGTTTTTGTATTTACGAAATGTGTACCTGCAGTTAGCCCCCAAAAGGGTATACTAATCAAACTTGATTGCACTAGCACATGTTCAGTTGTCAACACAATTATGTTAATGTAGGTTGAACTATCTGAAACAGCACTCGTGTGTTAACCCTATAATGTTAGCGATATGAGAGGTTGTACTAAATAGCGGTCAGTTGATTCAAATTTCATGACCGCTATTTAGTACATCTTTAGTACACATTTTTAAATAACATCATCAGTTTGTTGGTACCGTACAAACCTTCTTATTGCCTTAGTACTTGTGACAATTTGGACATTCAAGAAGTCTGCGACATCGTTAATGGCGAGGCAGCTTTCAGGTGATGATCGTGTAACCGTGTGAAATAGAACGGCTGCATCGCAGGAGAATATCCTGTTGCAGGAGCTTTGTGAATGAGCTCGTAAAACCCTTCAAAGACACCTGTAAACTCAGATAGCAACAGTGACCGACCTGTCCCCAGGCGGTGGTAAACAACTGACCTATCTGATGCAGCAGTGCGCAATGTACTGAACTTAACTGCAAAAATTTCACAAGTAATTATCGCTCTTCTCTTTTTACATCTCCTCTTTACCCTTATTCTGACAATCTTGTATAACTGGCAATTCTGCTCGGCCTGCACCCAATGGTCGATAGGGGGGATATCGATGCCTTTGAAAACCAAATGCACACTAAGTCCCATCTAGTCCCATCTAGTTAAAGTACTAATTCTGCTGTGATTAGACTGTATTTAAAATTGCTCTAATAGAGTTCTTATTAGTTTGCTTGATGTGAAGTGCGAATATTATGAGGTTGTGCAACAACCGAAGTAATATGAGCAACTTGCACCGGAGGTGCGATAAATAGTTAGTCTTAATGGATACCTGCCTAATGCGTGCGCTATACAGAGGTTTTTCTCTTCACGAGTACCAGCGAAAAGGTACGACTAAAATAAATGACTTAGACCTAGTTAAGTTAAATCTTCTTACTCACATATACACGTCAAAAGGTGAGAGATTAGGTATGACTACGTTTGGTACACGAATTCCAGAATTATTATTTGAGCAGTTAGACCAACGTGCTATCAACGCAATTACAGAGGATTTGACCTACGTATTTGCATATGAGCCGCGTGTCAAATTAAACAGCATGAATGTAACACCAGTGTATGAACGTGGTGCCATCATAGTGGAAGCAGATCTGACCTACCTGGAATTGAATGTAAGTGAACCATTTGTTTTGCAGCTCACATTTCAATAAATAGACATTAGATGTCAACTTAGCCATGATCAATCCTCCATCAACAAACTTTGCTGAGCAATGGGTAAAGCAATACACTCAGCTTAATAAAGCCATTTCTTACAAAGCGTTTGATTTCAATGGGATTAAGCAATCTCTTATTAATTACCTCCGTACCTATCACCCTGAGCATTTCAACAATTTGACTGAAACAGATGAATTACTTGCACTAATTGAGATGTTTGCATATGTGGGTGAGTTGTACGCCTATCGTGCTGATGTCAATACACAGGAACATGTATTATCTGCTACAACACGCAAATCTAGTGCTATTCAGATAGCAAACATGCTTGGGTATACACCATCTAGACGAGTTGCAGCTGTTGGACTTGTGAAATTAACATCAATCTCAACAACTGAAACAATCACTGATGCGGATGGATCTAATTTAGCACGACGTGTAGTTAAGTGGGCTGACCAATCCAATGCTCGTTGGAAAGCACAGTTTGAATTAATTCTACGTCGCGTACTCAACACTACTACTGGGGTATTCTCCGATTCGGATAAAACTCAAGTTGAGAATATTACATTCGAGCGTTATGTTATGAATACAAAAGCACTTGTTGGTGGGGTATTCAAGTACACTACCACTGTTAATGGTGTATCTGTTCCTATGGAGCTTATCGGTACTCAGTTGCAATCTGGATCAATTGTAGAATTACCTCCGACTGGTGACCGACCTATTGATATACTATATGCAAATGACGGATTTGGAGATAACTCTCCATCGACTGGGTATATGTTTTTAACTAAGCAAGGTAACCTATCCTCTATCTCAACATCATTTAGTGGTAGTAGCGTCAATCTAACTCAACCAATTAATGCTGCTGGCATTAATGATACGGATGTTTGGTTAAATGCAGTAGACGCAGTTGGTGCTTTTAAAGCCGCGTGGTCTCAAGTCGATAACATTGCATATAATCAGTCTGTTGATGCGACGGTGTTTCAGGTTGTATCCCGAGAGAACGATCAAGTATCATTGGTGTTTGGTGATGGTAATTACTCTACCATTCCAAAGGGGGATTTTCAGATTTGGTACCGAACTAGTTTGGAGCTGGATGGGACTATTCCGATTAATGCTATTGCAAATACCCCACTTATTATGCAGTATGTTGACACGTATGGGAACAATCAAACGTTAACATGTACATTTTCATTGCAATCCCCTATCGTTACCAGCTCATCGTCTGAAACATTGGCAAAATTGCAACAAGCTGTTCCTGGTGTATTTTATACTCAAGACCGCATGGTTAACGCCCAAGATCATCAGAACTTTTTGTTGCAAGATCCTTCGGTTGTAAAAATTAAAGCAGTTAATCGTACATTTGCTGGACACTCTAAGTATAGTAGTTGGCATGATGGTAGTGAAAGCTATGATAATGTTAAAATCTTCAGTGATGATGGAGTGCTGTATTTGGATGATAGTGTAACAACACACGAATTCCTTAATACCAACAATTCAGTTTCTTACACAAACTTTGTATCGCAGGAGTTATCAACACTCCTACACTATCCGGAATTGTGGTCATATATCACTAGACGTTTCACTGGTGCTGTAGTAACACCTCGCACATATTTCACACCAGCTGAGCAAACTGCAATTGCTGCAGCACTTCAAGGTCAAGCAATTGGTAGTGTTGTTGGTGTACATTGGAATAATGTGTCTTCGAATTGGTCAGTTATAACACAATCGGATAACACACACGACATTACAATTCGATTACTCAACACTGCCGCAGGGTGGTCTGTACAGACGTGTGTTAGTAAAGTAATGTTGTACAGCGCCTCAACGCGTTTTTGGCAGTACTCGTCTGTTTCTGGTATAGATTATGATACAGTTAATCCAACGAATGACTTAATAACAATACTACAGGCCAACACAGATAGTACTAATAATTTACTTGCTGATACAATCCGTTTTAAAATTTCCAACAATGTTGAATTACAACGTCTAATCCCATATCAAGCGAGTGTTGATTTACATCGTGTACAAATCACTGAGGCTGTAGGAAACGCGATACCACTTGCTGCGCTATTTGGATCGACTTCTCCAACCTACGTATATTTTACACCGGATGGCTCTCCGACTACATCCACAGGAGTGGGTGCCGTGCGAAAAATCGGTCGATCTAGCCTTAACTTTTTATGGCAGCATTTTACTGATCAATTTGAGATCGTTAATCCTGCTCGTACCAATATTATAGATTTATATGTTGTAACAAAACAATACTACACAGATTTTGTGCGCTGGCTTCAGCATACAAACGCGTCAAAACCTGTGTTACCTTCTGTCACGCAACTGGCTACTGCTTATTCAAAATACATGCAGAAAGCAATGATGTCAGATGAGTTGGTTTTACGTCCTGGTAAGTTTAAGGTACTGTTTGGTCCTAGGGCAACTCCAACTCTACGAGCAACTATTCAGATTGTCCTCGCACCGGGATTACAAGCATCTAAGGATGCTGTAAAGCAAGATGTTGTAAATCTGGTTCGACAGTACTTTGATATTACCAATGTTGAGTTTGGCGACACTCTATACTTTTCAAACCTAAGTGCATATTTGCAAAACAACAGCAAGTACACACTAGGATCGATATTACTTGTTCCACTGTACCCTGGGTATCAATTTGGAGATTTGTATGAGTTGACTGCTGCACCAGATGAAATATTTGTGGCTGATATATCAGTCTCTGATGTGCAAATTGTTGATCAACTAACCTCAACTAACCTTCGGCAGTAAAGCGGCAAGCAAAGATAGTGCTAAATACACTATCTAGCTCGACCACCACCTTATGTTTGAAAAGTACGGAACAGATTACGCACATCCAGCACTTCAACTAAACGACCTGCTTCCGTCTGTTAATCAATCAGAAGCATCAAATAGCATTTTATCTACTTTGTTTCAGCGGTGGTTGACTAAGCCTAATCTAACCACCGTTGCTGGAACCATTGGATTCTCACGTACTCCAATTGCTGGACTTATTCAAGAGGCGACACCACATCGTCAAGCCTATCAACTGCATCCGACATTCTACTGCGAGCAAGGTGATCAAAAACGCGTTACGGACTGGAACGACATTCTTCGCAAACTTGCATTTACGG